GCTGCTGTTAAGAAGTTGCCGTTTAAAGTCAATGGAAAGACGATTGATCTTGCTAAAGTAACCAAAATCAGGGTAACAAAAAACCACTTTACTGGTATTTCCACTGAAGGTGAACTTATCATTACCCCACATGGCTTTATTTCTGCTACTGATAAATCTGTTTTCGAACAGTATAAGAAAGATAATAAGGATGGTATAATTGAATATTTTGCAAATATAACCAGAGAAATTGATGTTGTTGATATTGAAAATGTTGAATTTGAAGAAATTGTGACGAATGAAGAATAGGGCAGTATTAATTGTTGATGCAATGAATCTCTATAAAATATGCTTCGAGGGCGTAAAATCCTACGCCCTCCACAAGCATAATATCCATGCCGTTTGGGGATTTATGAAGAAGTTAAGGGGGTTGTTGAATGAGAATGTAAACAACCACACTTATCAGATTTATAAAACCATTCTTTTTTGGGATGGCCCAGAAAGCGGTAAATTGAGAAAGGAGATTTATGAACCGTACAAAGAAAAGAGAAACAGGTTTTTTAATGGAATTGACCCGTATTATCAGCAAAAAGATATGATAATTTCCATTATGAAAATGTTGGGAATCAATTCTTATGAACATCCTTTTGTCGAAGCGGATGATTGTATTGCCGAATATGTAAGACAGAATAAAGACAAGGAAAATATATTGATACTGTCGAATGACAATGATTATTTTCAGTTAATTGACAAAAATGTTTTTATCTACTATCTCAACAGGATACAGGTTAAAGACCACATCTACCCAAAGAATCTTCTTATTAACAGTGAAAACTTTGAATATTATTTCGAGCAGACCCACAAGAATATTCTTTTGAGGAAGGTTATTATCGGAGATGAATCTGATAACATCTATGGAGCCAAAGGATTTTCTGAAAAATCTATCCTGAATGAAATCCCGATGTTTATAAAACGTCCGTATGAAAGGGGGAGCCTTTTGGAATATTGTCTTGAACAACAATCCAAAGGAAAAAAAGGCAAGAGGCTTCAGATTTTGGTAGATTTCTTGGAAGATGATGAGAGATATAATCTGGCGGAGACTTTGATTAATTTGAATAATCAAAAATTTATTTCACCAGATTGTATTGAAGAAATAAAAAACATCGTATCTTTGCCTGTGGATTTGAAAGAGTTTTATGCTAAACTAAAAGGCACAGAAATCTACAAACAAATAAGAACAGACCTTGATTTTGATGGGGATGTTAGAAATTTTACTTCACCTTTTTTATTAACAAACAAAATTAAAAAAAATGACTGAACAAAAAGATTTTAAGGCAAGGTTTACCTTCCATGTGATTTATCACAACGGAAGGACGGCCCAAGAATTAACCAATCTTAACTTTTTTACCCCTCTTAAAGAGTTCGGTAATGAAGACTTGGCAGTTGAAAATTCTACGCAGATAGTCGAATGTTTTGGTAAGATTACCAATATTTTTCAAGACTATATGCGTCGAATCACGGAGGATATGCTTTACAAGCATTCTGACGAGCCGATTCCCAAGCAAGACCCAAATTCCCGTTACATTTTCAAACTTGTAGACCATGAGGCTGCTGTTAGGGAAAACGGTGCACTTTCCCAGAACAAAGAAGTCCGTGTATTGTATGAGCACGAAATCTACGCCAACGATTTTTTCGCCGTCCAAAACCTCTCCATCATCCCTATATGGAAAGATAATGAAATCAATGCAGGTATTCGGACGACACTCAAAGAAACCCTTTCTATGAACAAGTACTATAACAGGTTCAAAAAGCGTTTCCAACCTGTAAATACTTTTTCTGTTAATAGTAAAGAACTTTATCGTTAACATTTAAAAGTATTTATGACATGGATTTGAATGAGACATTAGATTTGGGGGTATTTGGTGAAAAATTTGAAATCAAGTTTTTTAACCAGTTGATTGGACGGCGTTTGTTGAAGGGAAAAGAACTATATAGGGACGTTGAATATGGTGTCTCTATGATAGGCATTCTAAATCCGAAACACTTTTCCCTTCCATTTTCAAAAACACTTCTTGAGATTATCAAGGGATACTACGTGGAATACCGTAGTATCCCCTTTTATGACACCATCAGGGAAATATATTCTGCCAAGTATGGTACAGACAGGGAAGTGTTTTTTCAGTTCCTCAACGATATTGAACACGTTGTAATAGAGAATGCAGACCACGTAAAAGATAATGCGAGGAACTTCATTCAGCAACAGAATTTTATTCATATTGTCGAGAGTGTTAAAAACGAATGGAAAAAAGGAAAAATTAAGGATGGTGATTCTGCGGTAGAAAAAGTAAGAAAGGCAATCGAGATTAATGATACCTCCAAAAAGCCATTGCTTATCAGTAGCGAGACTTTTAAGTTGGTTGATGATACAACCCGCATTCCGATACCGACAGGGCTTGGAAAACCTTTTGATGATGCAATCAAGGGTGGTCCTTCACGTGGAGACCTTATTTTAGTTGGTGCTGGTACAGGTGTAGGTAAGACAACCTTTTCTGCTGTCATCGCTACCACAGCATTTCTTGAGGGTAAAACAGTCTTTTATGCGTTTTTTGAGGGAACACAAAACGACCTTTTCTCAAAATTGCAAGCCAACTGGAGTGGATTTTCAATTGATGAATCAATGAATGTTAAAAACAAACATATCATTGAAACCCACTGCAAGAGTATTTTGCGTAAAGGTGAAGAAGCTGGTGGCAAATTTATTGTAAAAAAGTTCGATGCAATCGACACACACTGGTCTAATATCGAGCAAGCGTTGTTTCACGTCGAAAAGGTGCAAGGGTATAAATTGGATTTAATCATTATTGATTATCTTGAATGTATCAAAGGTGACAAGAACGATTACGGTGATAAAGATTACCTTGCTGGTCCAGAAATTTTAAGAAAGATTGAAGACGCTATTTCAGAAACGAATTTCAATTGCGCTGCTTGGGTATTGCTCCAAGGTAAAAAAGGTACACACGGCATCCGTGACCTTGAACCAAGTATGCTTTCTGGTTCTGGAGACCTTCAAAAAATAACACACGTTATGATGACGATTGGAAAGGATGAGGAGCAGATATTGAGTGGAAAAGCAAATATCAATATCTGGAAAAATCGCCTTGGTTCTGGACGTGTAAAATTCGATGATGTCAAATTTGATAATAGCAGGGTTAAGATTAAGGTCGAAGACCACAATGTAACTTCTGCTTATGAAAAGAACCCAAAGCAATAATTTTGTTTTGGATTATTTATTCACACTAAACAATTTTAATATGAGCAAACTTTTAACTTACAGGGTCGCATTTAAACCCTTTGAATTTCCTTTTTATTATGACGAAGGGTGGCTGAAACAAAAGCAAGCATTTTGGCTTCACACTGAAATACCTATGATAGGTGATATAAAAGATTGGAATGAGCGAATGAAAAGCCATGAAAAACACCTTGTCGGGAATATTCTTCTTGGTTTTGCGCAGACAGAATGTGCTGTCGGTGATTACTGGACTGGAAAAGTGACAAAATGGTTTCCAAAACATGAAATCAGACAAATGGCTATGACTTTTGGAAGTCAGGAAACAGTTCACGCTGTTGCCTATTCATATCTTAATGAAACCCTTGGGCTTGACGACTTTGAAGCGTTTTTACATGAACCTGCTACAAGAGCAAGGTTTGAGTTGCTGACAGAAGTAGAGGACGATTATACACACGAAGACCTGCTCACAAACGCACAAGCAAGAATTGAAGTGGCGAGAAGCCTCGCTATTTTCTCTGCTTTCGCAGAAGGTGTTGCTCTTTACTCTTCTTTTGCAGTTCTTTATTCATTTCAAATGCGCAACCTTTTGAAAGGTATCGGCCAGCAAATGAAGTGGAGTGTTCGGGATGAAAGTTTGCATTCAAAAATGGGTTGCGCATTGTTTAAGCACCTTTGTGAAGAGTTTCCAGAATTGAAAGAAGAAGCGAGTGAATCTATTTATGAAGCCGCAAGTTTGATTTTGGAATTGGAGCACAAGTTTATTGACAAGATGTTTGAGCAAGGTGATTTGGAGAATCTAAAGAAAGTTGATTTGAAGAATTTTATTACCAAACGAATTAACGAAAAGTTGATTGAATTGGGATATAAAGCCGTCTTTGAATGGGACGATGAAAGTGCCTCACAACTTGATTGGTTCTATCATTTGACTGGTGGGGTTACACATACAGATTTCTTCGCAATTAGACCAACAGATTACAGTAAAGCAAACGAAGGCGAAGACTGGAATGAAGGTCTTTGGTAATTTTTTTTTCAAATCTTAAAAACTTTAAATTATGAGCAAACAAGTATCTCAATATCTCGAAGATGGGTCAATCAATCATGGTTATGGCCTCGGTTGGGAAGTAGGTGTTGATTTCCCAGAATGGGGAAACACTGAAGTCTATATAAAAACAATATCCAAAGAATATTTGTTGGAGGGTGAAAAACCTAAAGACGCTTATTGGCGGGTTTGTACAGCGGTAGCCAAAAGGCTTGGAAAACCGCATTTGGCAACAAAGTTCTTTGATTATGTTTGGAAGGGTTGGTTGAATCTTGCAACACCTGTTTTGGCAAATACTGGAACTGACAGGGGTCTTCCGATTAGTTGCTTCGGTATTGATGTCGGTGACAGTATTTATGAAATCGGTTCCAAGAATCTGGAATTGATGCTCCTTGCAAAAAATGGCGGTGGTGTTGGAATCGGTGTGAATATGATTCGACCTGCTGGTTCAAAAATCACAAATAACGGCACTTCTGATGGTATAGTGCCGTTTTGTAAAATCTACGATTCTACCATTCTCGCTACAAATCAAGGTGCTGTCCGCAGGGGTGCCGCTTCCGTTAATATCAAAATCGAACACAAAGATTTTGAAGATTTTTTGGAAATCAGGGAACCGAAAGGTGATGTAAACCGACAGTCATTAAACCTTCACCATTGTGTTATAATCAGCGACAAGTTTATGAGGGCTTTGGAAGACGGAGATAATGAAGCAAGAAGGAAATGGGGTAAACTTCTCCAAAAGCGAAAGGCCACAGGAGAACCGTATATTATGTTTAAGGGTAATGTGAACAAAGCAAATCCAGATATGTATAAAAAGAATGGATTGAAGGTTCACATGACGAATATCTGCTCTAAATTTTGGAGCCGTTTGTAGTGATATAAACGGAAAATCGGGTGAATTGCTGGGAGGCTAAGTCTTTTAGATATGCTAATCAGCAGCCAAGCCACGTAGGGATATGTGGAAGGTTCAACGACTAACAGCACACCAGTAGAACACTGATGAAGCTGACACGAGTGCCCGACATCTCATTGAGATGATGATATAGTCTGAACTTATGGGAAACCATAAGAGCCACAAGATAAAGAGCTTGTGGGATAACAAAATGGAAATCACCCTGCACACTGATGAACAGCATTCTTTTGTATGTTGTCTGTCTTCTTTGAATCTTGCAAAATATGATGAATGGAAAGATACTGATTTGATTTATACTGCGACTTGGTTTTTGGACGGCGTTTTGGAAGAGTTCATCCAAAAAGCAAAGAACATGAAAGGGTTTGAAAATGCTGTCAGGTCTGCTGAAAAGGGTCGCGCATTGGGGCTTGGTTGTGTTGCGAAAGGTTCAAAAATCGAAATAGTTGAATCAGTTGAAATTGATGGTGTTTCATACAATGTAAATGATGTTATTGAAGTGGACGGCGAAAAAATAAAAGTCGCCGATTTAATAAAAATAGAAAAGTCTTCTACACCTGTTGAAAATATTTGTATTAGTAAAGATGGAAAACATAAATATATTAAACCAGACAACTTAAATTCTTATTTAGATGATGGTTGGATTATAGGTTTTTCAAATACTTTAAAAAACAAACTAAAGGATATATTTTCTAAAAATAAAGAACATGAAAATTAAAATAATAACAAAAGAAATAGCAATTGAAGATGCTAAAGTTGGTGATTTTGTCTTGTCTTATGATGTAGATAAAAGAACAAGTTGTTTTAGGATGATTACTGCAACACACAAACCAATTGTTGAAGTGAAAGATCAAATTGCAATTAAATTGGATTGTGGTAGTATTATTTATACTTCACTTTGGCATCCAACGCTTGTAATGACATCTGAAGGTAAATTGGATTATGTAAGAGCGGACGAGTTAATTGTCGGAAATGTAATGGTTAGTGAACACAATACACTGAATACAATTAGCGAGATATGGCAACCCAAAAATATTGATATTGAATATGCCGACTTAACTGTTGATGAACACCATAACTATTTTACAAGTTCAAATGGTAAAATAAAATATGTAATTCACAACACATTGGGCTACCATACCTACCTCCAACAAAGAGGCATTCCTTTTGAGGGTCTTCAGGCACAATTTCATACAAGAAAAATTTTCAGTCAATTGAAACTTGAAACTGAAAAGGCAAGTATGGATATGGCTAAAGAATACGGTGAACCACTTTGGTGTAAAGATTTCGGTTACAGAAACACACACCTCCGTGCAATAGCTCCCACAGTATCGAATAGTAAACTATCTGGAAACGTAAGTGCTGGAATCGAACCTTGGGCCGCAAATGTCTATACAGAACAATCGGCAAAGGGGACTTTTATCAGGAAGAATCCAGAGCTTGAAAAAGTGTTGAGACTTATCGGTAAAGACACCAAAGAGGTTTGGGACCAGATTTTAGAAGACTTGGGTTCTGTTCAAAACCTTTCTTTCTTGGATGATTGGTGTTATTATAACGGCGTGATTACAAAAAGGTCAGAGATAACAGAGGAAGAATATACACAAAACGGTGTTTCAATTAAAGATGTTTTTAAGACCTTTAAAGAAATTAACCAATTGGATTTGGTAAGACAGGCGGGTATCAGGCAGCAATATATTGACCAAGCTGTTTCTTTGAACCTTGCATTTCCAAGTACAGCAGACCCCAAATGGATTAATCAGGTTCACTTGGAAGCATGGAAGAAAGGTGTAAAGACTTTATATTATATGCGAACCGAATCTGTTTTGCGTGGTGATATTGCTTCAAGTGCTATGGATCCAAATTGTTTAAGTTGCGACGGATAATAAACAAAACAATATGGCCGTTGGGATTTTCTTGACGGCCATATTTAATTTTACAATAAAACTTTATTTAATATGATTAAAATTTTAAGAGCTTACGCAGAATGGTGCGGACCTTGCAAACTACTTTCTCCAATCTTTGATGAATTGAAACAGACATTTCCAAACGTAGAATTTGTGGATGTTGACGTGGATCAAGATGTTGACTTCGCTTTAAAATATTCAGTCAGAAGCGTCCCTATGGTTGTTTTTGAAAAGGATGGTGTGGTAATCAATAAAATAGTTGGCCTCCAATCGAAACAAAAATATGTTGAAAATATTAATAGTCTTTTATCATAATGAAACCACAAGAATTTATAACAAGTAATGTTCTCCAGTCTTTGAATGAGGAAAAAACTACAAAGACTTGGTATCATGGAACTGCCGATTCCAGAGAAATTGAAAGAAATGGAGGTTTTTTTGATAATACTGTAACAGTTGATTATGTTACCGACCCGAATAAATTAATGGACTATCAAGAGCAAATAAGAATTGCATCAGAAAATGGAGATAATAAAGAATATCATAGAGTTATTAACTTGGTTTTCGATTTAAAAAATAAGTTTACATATAAGAAACCTCTTTTTTTAACTGACAAATATGCTGTCGCAAAAACTTACGCCAACCCTAAAATAGCTTTTGATTACCAAAACGCCGTCCAAAAAGTTTATGAAGTGGATGTCAAATGTGATAAATTAGTTAGGATAGATGCGACTGGTGATAGATTCAGGTTTATACCCGTAGAAAAAGTTAAAAGAGGTTTTATTAATGCAGGAGTAAGCGAAGAACAGATTGATAAATTAATAGCTATGTTTAATTATTATGTTCAAGGAAATACTGGCATTAAAACTAATGTAATTGCCGCGATAGGTAGCTTTTTAGGTTTTGATTGTATAGATGTTATTGGTGTTTTGGATTCTTATGAAGGTGGTAAAATAAAGTCAACGGTTAGAATGGTTTTAAATCCTTTAAATGTAAAAATTAAAAATAAATGATTTAAAATTTTTGAAATCTAAAAATTATCCTTACCTTTGCAAAAAAAATTACAGTATGACTTTTAATTCAAATGTTGTTGTTTCTCTCTTAGTTGCTTTTTGCACTTTTTTTATTGCAAAAGTTCTTTTCCCAACAATGCCTTTGTCAGGACTTTTTGCTATCTCCGCAGTCGTTACTTCACTGGTTTACTTCATTTTCATAGACCGTGAACAAGAAGGAGAAACCAGCGAGGTTGAGCAAGAATTTTTTACGGAAGGTTTTCCAGATGCCTCCGATGAACAGGCACCTGCCCCGACGGAAAATGAAAAATCTAAGCCAGCAAGAAAACCTCGAAAAAAGAAAGAAGAACAGTGAAATTAACGCCGACCAATTGGTTGGCGTTTTTTGTTTTAACACCAGAACTATTTATTTTATATAATTGATGGACTATGAGCAGCAACTATATTTTGGAAGTAAAAACCGCCGAAAATAGATTTTATGGGGGTTCAATAATTGCTAACAATATAGATGAAGCAGATGAGATAGCTTTCGACATAATGAAAAATCTTTCATCTGAAGGTTTTAAAAACATAAAAGATATTGAGGCGATAGATTATTTTAATTTTAAAAAGAGTTTGCCGTTCCCAGAGACGATGGACTTATATTATAACATGGCATATTATCGTCTCGATTTTGATAGTAACCTGTCAACAGACTTCTTGGATAAAATGCTTCGTTTCTTTGAAAAGACAGAAGAATACGAAAAATGTTCTTCCATTTTGAAAAAGAAAAACAAAATAGAATTTGAACATGAAACTTGATTTATCGTTGAGACCAGAAAATTATGCCGCTGGAATATATGCAGTCTGTTTAAAAACCAAAAGGATTTTGCTTTGCAAACGCGGTCCAAAATTGGAAAACGAACCAAATGTTTTTGCAAATCTTGGAGGCAAGGCCAACATAGGTGAAAAGCCCTATGAAACGGCTGTAAGAGAGTTTTATGAAGAAGGTGGAGTATATGTGCCGATAAAATTAATTCCTTCTGTGGTGGATAAAAAAGGTAATTTTACTTTCTATAATTTCATAGGACTTGTTGAAGATGAGTTTACCCCACTTATAAACAAGTTAACAGTTGATATGGAAATTGAAATAACCGATTATAAGTGGTTATCATTTAAACAATTTATGGATATAAAGAAGTCATTGATTCATACAGGTGTTGCACATTTCAGAAAAGAAGCCGAAGAGCATTTAAAGAAATTAATAGGTTAAGATGGCACAAAGAAAATATATAGGTATAAACTTCCCATTCAGAACGAGTCCAGATGGGTTCTATTTCGATTTAACTAAAACATCAAAGGATGCAGTGAAGTCAAACCTTAAACACCTTCTCGTAACGAAAAAAGGTACGAGATTATACAGACCAGATTTCGGATCAAACATTTACGATTATTTGTTTGAGCCTATGGATGAGCAAACATTTAATCTTTTGAAAGATGACATAACACAAACAGTGCAGTCAAATATTCAGGGCATAAACATAGATAACATCACAGTAGAATCTTTTGACCAAACTGTTAATCTGACCGTTTATTACAGTTACAATGACGGGATTTTTTTGGTTAAGGATATTTTGAATATAAACATCTAACCTGTTAATAATAATGAAAGCAAAAGAATTTATACAGGAAGCCGTGCATAAATGTTTAAATGAAAATCAATATGTTGACAAGGCTTTGGATAAGATAAATAAAGTAGGTGGTTTTAAAAACTTGCCAGATATAGATAAGTTAGCATTATTATCCGACAGTGGTAATGAAAATGAACTAAAGAAGTTGAGTTTAGACAAGATTTATAAAGAAAATGGTGGGACATTTGGCAGGTTAATGATAAAGGTTAGAATTAAGCCTGCAAATGAACAACCGATAGAACATAAATTTAGTCAACAGTTTGCTGGAAAAACTGGTTGGTTATATCCAAACATAGGTTACAGTGATAACAATGAACCTTACGTCACAGTCAGATTTGATGAATTTAATCGAGATTATGACATCGAAGGTGGTGGAAGTTATGAAGAGCGTCCAATAATGTTACGCAATTTATATCCTATCGGTTATAATGACATAAAATCAGATTTTGCCGCTTACGACAAAAAAGTTGCCTTTGATAAAAAAGAATTTTTGGATAGAATAAACGATTTGCTTGGAGATTAATATTTTTAAATATCAACTTCCTCCCCAAGCATATTGGTTAACGCTTTCGTCCCCTTAACACCGATTTTCAAAAACTGCATTTTAGTTCCAAATCCGATATGAACCCAAGCAGGTTCTGTTGCAGTCCCGTATTCGTGTATGACCTGGTTATAGGTTACGTTCCTCAATACCCAACTTAAAATCTGGGAGTTTTTTACACCATTTACGCCGTCCACATCAATAGCTTGTGCCCTGACGTGTTGGGATGTGGTGGAGCCTCCTACCCGCCTGTTGAGTGCAAGACTTCTATATCCAGAGTTCAATTTAACCTTGCCTTTAAATTGGTCGTAAATTCGGTCATAGATTGCCGCGATTTTCTTTGCATCTTCCAGCAAAGAAACTGGCAACCTGTTATCAATATTATTTGTCACTGCTGTTGGTGAGTATGTGAAATCCTTTACCTTCAAATATTTTGAAAGTTGCATTTCGCCGTCCACATACTGCACACTCTTTTCATTCTCATTTTCCATAGTATATTATATTTATATGATAAATATAAGGAATTATGAACAAGAAGATAAAAATTAGTGAAACGCTTTATAATGAGATACAAGAAAATATGGGTAAAGCGAACTATCCAGAAGATATTGAAGTTCAACTAAGAACTTATGAAGAAAATATTTTAAATGGTTTGAATAAACATGACTTCAGAACTGTTATCTTCTTCGCTAAAAAGGCTTTGAATTTACTTCAAGAACCTGAAGAGCTTTATGAATATAATAAAGATGTTATGAAAAGCATGGAGGAAAAATACGGTAAAAAGAAAGCAAAGGCAATATATTATGCTACTGCCAATAAGGAAGGAAGAGACCCAGAAACATTCAAAATGAAAGAAGAAGAATAAAATCTTTTGGATAATCGAGCATTTGTTTTGGGGGATTTGCATAGCAACTATAAAGGCTTGATGCAACTTTTTGAGAAGGTAAATTTTGATTATAAAAAAGATATATTGTATTTTGTGGGTGATCTTTTCGACGGCCATGCAAACTCCCCAAACGAATGTCTGAATGAGCTATTGAAAATAAAGCATTTAAAAGCCTGTATGGGAAACCATGACCTTTGGGTTAAGTATTGGGTCGAACAAGGTAAGATAAATAAAACATGGCTTAAATCTGGTGGTGAGAAGACAATAGAAATACTCCAGAAAAATAAAGACGTAAAAGAACACCTACAAAACTATTTCAATAAAGTCAATTATTGGTATCATCACGGAGACTTCTTCATTTGCCATGCGGGTTTCGACACAAGGAAATCTGTAATCAATCAAAAAGCAATAAACTTTGCAATCAACAGGACGCTTTGGCAAAAGGCTTTGGTATCTGCATCCCAAGACAGACTTTTAAAGTATAACTTCACAAACATGGATTTTACTTTCTCGAAAGTAATAATAGGTCATACTCCAACTATTTCCCATAGACCAGAAACCGCATCGAATGTATTAAACATTGATACGGGTTCTGGTAATGGTGGGAAGTTAACGATTATGAATTTGGAATCTATGGAATATCATCAGAGCCAACTAACAAAGAAACTTTATAAACTTTAGGCTCTTTCGACATTGAAATCGTCTGGGCTTATTTTAACAAAGCTCCAATATTCATCTTCTTCTTTTGTTATCTCCATCACTTCTTCATAGCTCATTTGTGTCTTCTTTTCTTTACCTGCAAATGGAATACTGTTGATGAGTTCCAAATCAGATTCCAACACAAAAGGTCTGTCTCTCTTATCCTTAATCATTAATTTCTCCCTCAATTCAGGTTTAAAGACTACGAATAGTGGGTGGACGGCTTTATTGAATTTGTCTATGTAGAGTACGCTATTGTAGTTGATAAAGTTGTCTGACTTGTAAGTGTCAACCAATGTACAATTTATGATAAACTCTGTTTTGATAAATTCTACAAACACGCCTTTCTTCAAGGTCTTTGTTTTGAATTTGATGTTTTTCCAAGTCGCAATATCATCCAAAAATGCAATCAAATCGCCGTCCATACACTTACTATTGACAGTCAAATAACCTTGCTCATAAATTCTGACAAGATAACTTTTGATACGGTTCCTGTCATTAGTAGCCATAACTTTTGTAATGTCGTTAATATTAACATCTGAAATGTCACAGGTAGCAAAAGTAGTATTCACACTCATACTATCTTTATCTTTCTCATTCGCTCCAGTGTTGACATAATAGACTGTATCACCCATATCAAAATCTACACCAGCGTTTATAAGCATTTCCATGTGTACCTGTCTATTCAATGGCTGTCCGTTTTTGTTAACACCTTTGATATGTTCCAGATATTCATTCTTGCTTTTCTTGATTTTAGCTTTCGATGTGATAAGGTTCACATTGAGTTTCTTGTCTTGTATCAGGCTGATATAATCCCAGTAAGCATTAAGAAAACCGAGTGCATCACCTCTCATCAATTTCACAACTTCTTTTTCCACAAACTCCGTGATATATTCAGACTGCGTTTTTTTAATGATTGCACCTCCAATAATCTCTAATTTGTCTTCCTCCACACCAGTCTTTTTGTTTTTGGCTTTCTTGAGGTAGATATAGTTTCCTTTGGAGAAATTGATTACTGATTCCACGATTTCGTCAATATCAAGACCCATGATACCTTTCATAAAGGTGTCGTTGTATTCTGCCACATAAGCTGCAATACCTTCATATTCCTTGTCTTTTTTAACAAGCCAGTTGATTGCCTTGCCAATATATTTGTAGGATAAGTCTGCTTTGTTAATAGAAAAGAATACACCGTCTGTATGTGCGATGGTAGCGTAAAACCCTTTCTTTGTAAACCATTTGATAAGGTGTCGAAGGTGTTGCCTTCCAGAGCAAGTTACCGCTTGCGCAACAACGAGGTCAGCAAATGGTGTAACACCTGCTGCACCCATCATACCATAGAAACTGTTGATAAGGATTTTGATAGGTAACTGCCTTACTTCGTATTTTTTACTAAGCGACATTTCACCTTTTTCCTTGTGTTCATTCATCAACTGTTTGTACTTGATACGTGTCGACCAACCATAGTACATAAAGAGCTTGTAAACCCCCAACAAATCTATTTCAGGGCTATCCACATGGACATAGAACTCCGCAGGGTAGAGTGAGGAGAAGTCTGCTTTAAAAGACTTTCCATGATACCCACAAGATATTAACGCCACAAGCCCTCCACTAAACTCCCTTGGTTCGTCGAACTCTGGTATAGCGAGTCCGTATTCGTAAGAGTACGTGGTCAAAAGCAATTTCCAAACGGTAGCACCGCCCATAGTAGCGGCCCTTTGATATGATGTCGGGAGCCACTTTGAAATCAGGAATGTCGCCTGACTGTAATGCTCATCCAGTTTGGCTGTCTCCCAAAGGTCGTCTATCAGATACCTTTTTATGATGTCTGCACCTGTTGTTTCAATATATTCTTCAAAATTGATTTCAGGGTAGAAGAAAGACTTGTTATCCAGATTTTCCCTTAAATCTTTCAAGAGGAATTTAAGCGTAGAAAACTTTTGTGGGTCTTCTTTTTCAAGCCACTTACCGACATAATTTTGATGTTGAAAGCAGACTTTATCATATTGTTTGAATCTACTGTAAAGCCTCTCAAAGAATATTTCTACATCTTCGTCTGCTTTAAATTCAATCGTATTTTCACAGGTCTGCATAAATCTCCCATCAGACTTTGCATCGAATGTGTATAATACATTTTCATCGCCGTAAATAAAAGTTGTTGCAGCTTTTTTCTTGATATTGGTTTCTTTGTATTCATCTCTCTCAAAAATTATTTCTTTGTGGTATTTTATGTAATGTCCGTTTGATGGGTTTAGGTAGAAGGTGGACGGCGAATTTTCTATTTCCCCGATTTTTCCGCCGTCCACATAAACCCTATTCGGTTTAGCCAAACCAGCAAACTTAACATTATCTTTTAATTTAAAGTTAGGTATTTGTTTGTTGATAGCAGAAGCACGCTTTACAGCGAACATGGTATCGCACAGATTTATGCCGAGGATATTTGTTTGTGTATATTTCTCACTGCTTCCACCAACCTTTAAGTTTCCATTCCTTCTTGTCAGGGTGTTTTTGTTGGAAATATAAACACCCTCGAATTTGGAATAGTAATCTTTTAGCAAATGCCTCAAAGCATTTAATGCAGCGTCTTCATCCCTCAAACGATTTAACAGTTCATATCTTTTGATAATGAACGGAAAATCAAAACCTTCTCCATTGTAGGTAAGAAACAGGTCTGGGTCTGTTTCCATCATAATTTCAAAGAACTTTTCAATAATTTCTTTCTCCTCTTTATCATTGCTGGCATTCAAAACCACTTCCAATCCATTGTTACAATAGATACCGATTTTGAATATCCTACCCATAGTGGCGTGAAGTGCAGCGTCATTTCGATATGCAAAAGCCTCCTGTGCCTTCGTTTCTATGTCCATAGTCATAATACGAAGTTCAGTGTATTCTTCAAATCCTTTGAAAAGCCTTTTGCCTGATTGGATCATATACTGCTCAAGCGCAGTATTTGCAAAGAAAAGACGTTCTTCGCCGTAAAAGACATCAATACCGTGTTCAATAAAAGTGTTATTCAGGTTCTTGAATCCTTTCCTTGAATCGAATGTGTATTCATTATCAAGAAGGTCTTGGAACTTGATTTTATCTACTTTCAGGTTAAGAGCTGAATATAACTCTTTTGAATGCTTCCTAAGAAAATCTAAATCTTTATCTTTTATCTTCTTTTCATAAAACTCAAATACATTCGTCATTTTCAACTTCTCATTGAAAATCTTGAATGTGAGGTCTAAAAATTCATCAAAGTTTACAATCGAAAGATATTGTTTCCTGTCATCGTCGTATGTGTTGAAAATATCGTCATCTGCTTCCCCTTCATCTACCAAAGTGAAAAGATTGCTTTTCATTGGGAAGCCAAAGAAAAACATGAGCTTTTGGAATGGTGTACCCTCTGACCAAAAATTTTCAAACTTTTCGCCGTCCAAAAACACTCCAGATTTCTTCCATATATCCAAACCACCTTCCATGAAAAAATCAAGGAGGTTATTATATGAACCGTTTATGTTTTTAACATAACCTGTTTTTGTATAGCCAATAAAAGGGTTGGTATATGGTCTGGGTTCATCTGGCGGATTTATATGAACCAGATACTTGAAACCATTTTCAAGACGCGCAATATTCTTGTTCTTGTCTATCTTCGTTGTCTTCTCTTCAATCTCGATGTTATATTCCTTCATTTTGGAATAACAAAGCCTCCTCCTGTCTTCTACATCAGACAAAAATCTTTTTACAATCACTTCAGTGCCGTCATAGGTTTGACATACAACTTTCAGATTCTCGTCAAGAAAATGAACGGCACCTTTGTATAAAATACAGTGATCTAATTCGTTGTAATCAGATTCGGGTATTGCAAAGTATTCCCAAGTGAAATCTTTATCAAAATCGAAACCTTTGAACCAAAGGAAGGGTCTAAAAGTATCTTTTTTGATTGATACCTTTTCATCTTCTGGTCTCCTGATAAAAACCTTAACTTCTGGGGAGAAATTATTGGCATCAATATATCGAATACCTTCTTCTGGGTCTTTACCATGAAGAAGATTTTCAATGTCTTCGAGCCTCAAATTAATTTTATTACCAAGCATATCTGTATCATTTTTAATGTTCAGCGCAAAGGTAAGAAGAATAATTCAGGTGGACAAACTTTTTATGGAATTATTGTTATCAGTAAGGAATCTTTAACAGGTGCGATGAAGGTGCTGTTATCATCAAGGAATGTTATCTCAAACCAGCCACGATATTTTCCAGCTTTTTTTGTGTCATTCGCCGTCCACTTATATTGTATATAAACCTTCTCTGGGCATTCATTGCAAGGTTGTGTAGTAAATAAACAACACTCCCCACATTGTATCATAGGGATACATGAACCAATTTCCTCCATAAAAAAAGAAATGGTGGCATTCTGCAATCGTTCATTTATTGTCCGACTGGAATGGAATCCGTCTTGGGAAACTTCAACAGTTAACACTGGAAGCATACTGTCTTTTCTGATTGCGAAGTTCATATATTAAATCTTTTTGTTAACAATTAACACCAACATTCAATTTTTTTAATGTTTCAATTATCTCGTTAACTTTTTCTTCTGTGTTTGTTGTTAGAAGTCCACCTGTTGAATTTTTTATGAAAACATTAGAAACCTTCAAAATATTTTTTATTGGGATAGGTTCAAAAACCCTAATATATTCATCTGCTAACATATATAAATCCAAATTTTTTGGGGATATTGCAAGTATAACCCCTTCTTTATTAGCTGGAAGATAGTATAACGCAGTGCTTGGAATCTGCCCTAAATTAATTCCTTCTGTTTCCAATATCGCACCTCTCATATCACTGTCAATATAGCCTTGACTTTTAATCCTGTTCCAATCTTCCAAAGAAACACCTCTGAATAAAACCTTGCCTCCAATCGCTTTGTAAACAGGCACATCACTGTCTGTATTCGGCAATAACCTAATTTTTTCGCCTTTTTTATAACTATATTGATTACTATAATCCAGATTTTTTAAAAAATCAAACATTTGTTTTTCTACATCATATTTGTTTGCATGAAAATATCCGTCTTCAAAATAGTTGTTAATTCTACGCAACTCTTGTCTAATATCAACCCATCTATCATCCAGATTTTCGTTATTATATCTATCAATTTCTTGTTTCAATGCCGTCTGTAAACATTTTAGTCTTATATCAAAATCTTTTGATGTTTTCTCTTCATTCAAAGACTTTATTACAGCATCTTTAATAAATTTCAAATTTTTCATTTTTTAATTTTGATAGATGTTATTATTACAGCGAATTGTTTCTATATCTAATGGCTTGTCATACAAACAGAATTTAGAAATTTTACCGATAAAGCTACCAGCAAAATTTTCTTCTAAAATCCCACAAGTGTTGTTGTCTGTCGTGAAAGAAAAGCAATTTTGTTTGTTGGGGTATGCTTGTGAATATTGTGGTAGGTTTGGAGAACAAACATTATGAATCTTACCTACATCCAAAACTAATTCATAAAAGACTTGTTCGAAGTCGCCCTCAACAAATCTCATATTAAATTCCAAATAAAAATCTGTTTTTGTGTAACTAAATGACACAATTGTTTCGGGGATTACAGATTTCAAGAAATCCAATATCAATAATTCATCATTGAAACCGTATGTTGTTGGAGTATAATAATCTACTCCATCATATCTGACACCGCTTATACCTTGTGATTGGTCTATAAAGAAACTATAATCGCAGACGTTGTATGTTACAGGAGGGTCTTGTTGCATTTCCAAAAGCCCTTGTGTTCCACCGCCGATACTGATATTATACGGCACTCCATATTCTTTCGTTGGTAGATCATCGAAGGCGTATGGGATGATATTTGGGAAGTTGTAATCCCTGATTTTCAAGAATCCATCCACATATATACTCAACATACCAAATGTTTGTTTATTTGGTTTGCAGGTGTGGTGTTCGTTGCTTCTGAATGTTATGCTTACCAAATGGTAATTGGCATCTTTTATTACGGCTTCTGTGGTGTATCTTTCAAAGACTTGAAAACCTTCTTCAAATTTGCCATCCACACAAGTTCCAGAAGTGCCAAGGTATCTATACCCGATTGTTCCATTGTCTTTTAATCTGAAAGCTAGTGCATTGTATTTTAAGCCGTCACAACAGTTCGGCAATTCAAATGTAACACCAGTTGCGTTTTCGTAGAAATCGGTAAGACCCGAACTATTAAAAAACAAAAAGGAGCTTTCTCCTTCTGGGGGTGTGATGTGAGATGTCAAAGGGATTGATTCATCCAAAAATGTAACACCGCTTGCTACCTCATATCCAAGTAAATGTTCTTTTAGTGAACAGAATTTATTTTCCGCTCTTGTACCATAGTAATAAAAAATACCGCTGTTATTGGGGTATTGGTTGTTTAATGTATTGCCCGAAGCAGTGCATCCACCGCTTGACAAATAAAGTTCTATTGTCCATCCGTCCTTATAAAAGTCTGGAAGTGTTTGATATTCAAGACCTTCGAGTTTATAAAATCCTTGATAAAATCCCCCACAAAGTTGTGTTGGACTTCCGCTTTGGATTGTGTAATCAAAAGTATCTCCGCTAACTGCTTTCAACACAAACCGAAAATCGCCGTCCAACTCCCCTAAAGCAGACTCCAATGTAGCTACCCTCCTGTTATCATAACCAGTTATACCAAAATCTGTTATTTCGCCGTCCAACCCATTAACACTCCCACTCCATACTTCATCACCGTAGTTAAAAGTAGTTCCAGTGAAATTTATGCAGACAATGGGTAATACTGGAGTGTTACAACCACAGAGTAAATCATAATCTGACAAAGTCAAATCATAATAATCTATGCTGGACAACTTAATATCCAGTTGCTTATGATAATTACTGTTTATATATGCCAACTGCTTATATTTATTAATAAATAAATTGAAAATGAAAAAAGTGTTAATACCAGAATATATGCTTTCCTCTATCTTGTCTGCTGATATGACAATAGCATCAGATGATACTCCTGGTTCTATGGGTTTGCAGGTCGGGATTTCAAGGTCGAGAGCGAATGGAGAAAAGACTTTGGATACAGATACACACGTTGCACAAGCTGCCAGAGCATCCTCTTACTTTCCATACCCGTCAAACGGCTGGATTATACATGAAGATGAAATTGCAAATTCAGAAGCACTTTCAGACCCGCTTAATTTGGATAGCATAAGGATAACCTTGAAAGATTTAATTCAAAAACTGCTTGCAATTCAAGACGAAGATCAGAGAACAGAAGCTGCATTTATTGTATTGGACAGCATCCTTGACACAGGCATTACAAAGACTGATAACTCCAATTTCAACGCTATGAAAGAAGAGATAAAGAATAAGATCTAAAAGGAGTAAAGAACGCTCTTAGAATGTAATCTACGGGAGTTTAAAGATATATATTTTTAGCACCTCCAGAATACAAAAAAACCTTTGTAACACATTGACAATCAATAACTTGTAACGATTTTTAAATAAAATGGCTAACAGTAATCTAATAGGGGTAAAAGTTGTATTCCCAAAGGCACTTTTACCACGTCTTCGGGAGGTTTCCAAAGGGCAATTTTCACAGCAATTGAAGAACTTTATTGAGCGTGGATATTTGGAATACGATGACCTGAAGAACTTTAAAAAGAATTATCCTTCGATGTTGGACGGCGAAAAACTTATGCACGGGGGGGATTTGTTTTATAGGTGGGTGGACGGCCAATTGAATATGCTTAGAAAGCGTGTTGAAAAAGATAAAGCGTTTAAGACTGCTGCTGGATTGGGCAATCAATATTTGAAAGCACACGGAAAAGACACTAACAAAAACCCGACAAGGGTAAAGATAACAGAAAACACATTTAAAAAATTAACAGAAAATGGCATCTTGCACTAAACTCGAAGAAATTGCCAATCAGGCAAGGCAACAAATGGTTGCTCAAAATGTCTATATTGACCAGTCAGGACTTCAATACAATTCTACACACCCTAACGCTACACAGGCACAAGGCGGAATTGATGACCCCCTTAACTACAAAGGCAAGGGTACTGGCGGTTCTTTTGATACCAACAACGGTGGAAGTATTGTTGATATTAATGGGGTACCTTCGTTGATTGGTAGTGGCCGTAATGCTATCTACAGTGTCAACGAGTATAACCCAAACAACAAATACGAATGCTTCATGTAAACAAAAAACAAAAAAAAATCCTATATTTGTGATAAATTTTGAACAAACAGTTGTTTCGATACTGAATGAGGGTATCACCTTTAGCCAGATTCTGAAACAATTAAAAACAGGCCAAAAGAGTCTTGTCAAAATAAATTATCTTGGGGATGACAATATACCCAAAGGAGAAAGGATAATTGAGCCTTATCTTTTGGGTAGAACCATTGCCGATAATGCTGGTATCAGGGCTTATCAGGTCAGAGGAGTTACCCAAACCATCCAACCAGGGTGGAAGATATTTTTGGTGAACAAGATTGTATCTTGGGAGGTTTTGGATGAACCTTTTACGATAAGAAACGATTATAGGAAATATGGAGACCAATTATTCAAAAAAATCACAAACCAAATTAAATGAGATAGAACTCGAACCACTAATCTTTTTGAGCAATTTGCGGGATGAAGAGAACGAGGACGAGGAATTGGAAATAATTGAAGAAGATATTGATTCTGAAATAATTTCGGATCAGCCTGTCGAAATGGATTATTTACTTAATATCCAATCCCAGATTGATTTGGTGAAAGAAAATAAAAAACCTAAATCAGATAGCACACATCCTATGGACGACTATTTCAGAAAGTTGATTCTTGATGTGATGGTAAAAGAATTTCTTCCTATTTTGGAAGCTAAATTAAAAACAAATAACAATTATGGTAAAAACTAAATCAAAAACAAAAGAATTTGTAATACCAGTCTTTGTTACAAATTTAGAGGATGATGAGAAAGATGAATTAAAAATATTTGAAGAAGATATTGATTCTGAAATAATTGCGGGTCAACCAGTTGAAATGGATTATTTACTTAATATCCAGTCACAACTCAATTTGGTGAAAGAAAATAAAAAGCCTAAAACAGAGACCACACATCCTATGGATGATTACTTCAGGGAACTTATTTTGGATGTGATGGTAAAAGAATTTCTTCCGATTTTGGAAGCTAAGTTAAAAACAAATAATAATTATGGCAAAAACTAAATCAAAAACAGAAGACTTCGTAATGGATGCTTCTGCGCTATTAAATGATTTTTCCAGTGATTCATCTTCTTTCCTCGATGATATTGGGGTGACAGTAGGTGAAAATGAAGTACAAGATTTTCGGGCAGCGAAAGAATCTTTCAGCGCAACAAACGACTATTTCGATTCATTTTTAAGTGAAAATCAAGACCCGTTTGCAAGTATTTCAAAAGAACCGACTTCCAGTAATACTACAAGTTCTTTAACCGAAGCACAGATAAGGCAGATATTTAGGGAGGAGCTTTCATCATTCCTTAAAGACAAGACAATCCTTAAAGAATCGAAAGACAATCAAGTGATTTATTTTAAGGTAGGTAACAGTTTATTCAAGGGTAACATGACTTTGGTGAAAACAAATTAATTTTTTTTATTGAAAAAGTTAATAATTAACACTTTTCCAAACATCACTTAACTTATCATATCTTGATATATCGTTTACCACAAATTCGTCAGCACCATAAAAATCACTACCTCTAAACGATATGATATTATATCCTTTATTTTTTGCATAATATGTTAATAAGGGGATAAAAAAATCGTTAATTTTTTTGTCTGAATATTTTGAATATTTTTCAACAGAATTAACTAAAAAATCATAAACAAAATCTATGATTTTATCTGATGAGTAATTTAAATAATCCATCGCATCATCTAATTTAGCTTTATGATATATTTGCCTTAATTTTTCTTTAATTTCCTCTTCGTATTCATCATAGTCAAGATATTTTGGAAATGTAGGTAATATTACTTGAATAAAATTTTTTCGCAAGTTATCAAACTCTTCATCGTTAAAATATAATACTTTATCGGTAATAATAATGCCATCTACTTTTTCACCATATCCTCTTGCGTGTGAAAGAAATTCAGCCATAAACGAGTTGTTTTCTAATTCATCATATTCTGGCATACCCCGAAAAAGAATATTTAAATTAGCATTTGGAGAATATTCATCAGTTAGTTCACTAATTTTTTCTAAAAAAGTGTCATAATCATATTTTTTTGCTAATTCTAATATATCGCTTTTCTTATTTATTTGCTCATTCAAAGATTCGCGTACATTGTTTGCTATAAAATTTCTTAATTCCATGATAATAAATATTTGGCTGTTATTAATTTAATCAATTATTTTTTATATTTGTTGAAAATATAAAAGATAATGAGAATTTTAGTAATCCCTGTACGGGACATTGATTCAGGTATTAACAAATATCGCCTTATTGATCCACACGTTCATCTCCAGAATCTTTTCCCCAAAGATTATTATATCGAATTTGGAAATGATGTTGATATTCTTAATACTGCAAAGGTAAAATCATTCGATGCACTATTTTATCACGCCTCACTTGAACAGGCAGACCAAATCGCCGTCCAAACCGAATTTCTTAAAACCCTCGGTGTAAAACTTATTTTGGATATAGATGACTTCTGGGACTACCATCCAAGCCACCCCTACTTTCACTTGGCAAAACAGATTAAGTTGAAGGAGAAGACAGTTAAGGGTGTCAGGAAGGCCGATATGGTAATTACTACGACTGATTACTTCGCAGATAAAATCAGGAAGCTCAACCAGAATGTTTACGTTGTTCCCAACTCCGTTAATGTAAAAGAAAAGCAGTTTGAGATAATCAAACATGACCATGAAAAAGTCAACGTCGGATATGTAGCGGGTGTGTCACACCTTGAGGATATTAAACTCCTTCGTGGAACCCTCACCTCTGTTTCCAAAAAAGCCGTCCAAATGCAACTCTGTGGCTTTAACGTAACCAAAGAAACTGGTCCAAATTCTACATGGCTTAAAATGGAATTGGAGTTTACAGATAATCATAATCTTAGGGACAAGAAGTTTATTGAGTATCTTTATGAATTTGAAGACAAGATTCCTTATCCTTTCCAAAACGATATGGAATATCAACGGGTATGGACAAAATCTATTCATACATATATGCACCTGTACGACCCACTTGATGTTTGTCTTGCACCACTTCAAAGTTTCGAGTTCAATACTTGTAAAAGTAATTTGAAGATGCTGGAGGCTGGTTCAAAGAAAAAGCCTATTATTGTGAGTGGTGTTGCGCCTTATTTGGACGGCGTTCATGGTAAAAATTGTTTGGTGGTCGAACCCAAAAAAGAACATAAACTTTGGGTAAAATATGTGAATCAACTTATTGATTCTCCACAAATGCGCTTGGACTTGGGTGAAAGTCTGTATGAATATGTTACAGCCAAATTCAATTTGGATTATAGTACGATTATCCGCGCAGAAGTTTACAGAAAACTTTTACAATAATTTTCTGAAAAATGTTTGAAAGTTTCCGTTAGGGTTCTTACCTTTGCGGAAACTTTTAAACTTTCGTTACTATGATTTACAAACACACAAAACAAATCGAGTTTGAAACCTCGCCTTATTTTCGGGATCCGAAAAATAATGTTCCGATTAAAGCGGAGCAGTGTATTTTCTTGGATATTGAAACTGCCCCTGCATATTCCTCTTATGAGGGTATGAGTAAAGAAATGCAGGCCCGTTGGGATGAAAAGGTAGAAAAATGGATTAAATATTCTGAATCTTCCAAGTCAAAAATAATTGACGCGGTTTTCAAAGAGTTTGATAACTCTAATAAAAATGTTATTCCAGACAATGTTCTTTACGAAATCTACCGTAAAAACATGGAAACAAAGCCAAAAGACTTGTATTTGGAGTCTGCTTCCCTTTATCCTGAATATGGTAAAATCATTTGTATTTCAATAGCTTCTATTAAAGATGGCGAATTGAATACCATTTCTTTTGTGGGAGAAGAGCAAAAACTTTTGACAGACTTCCTTTTCGGTGTTCAAATGACCTACAAGCGTCTTTCATTCAATTATTCTGATATTTGGGTTGTTGGTCATAATGTTGGATTTTTCGACATCCCTTACATGGTCAAACGCCTCAATATCAACGGCTTTAGTATACCCGATTTCCTCCACAAAGCATTCCAGCAGCCTTGGAACAAGAAAATTATTGACACCGCAACCGAATGGCGGGTTGGTAATACCACTGGTGATGCGACACTCGAAACCATTGCTCTCTCAATCGGTATCCCGACATCCAAAGACCATGTAGTAAATGGCAGCACTATGGCATCATATTATTACTCTGATGCTTGTGATATTAACAAAATAGTTTCATATTGTGAGGACGATGTTCGTTGCCAATATGAACTCTTCAAACATCTTCAAAATCTTAAATCTGTAAAAATATGAGCAACATTTTATGTAATCTAACTGAAGTCACAACCGACATTAAGATAATGAAGGTTCGTGAAAACACACAACTTCCACAGAAGGCAAACGAAACAGACGCTTGTTACGATTGTTATGCTGCTGAAATGGAAGAAACAGACACCCATGTTACCTATAACCTTGGTTTTGCACTTGAAATTCCTCAAGGTTGGTGTGCACTTATTTTCCCAAGAAGTTCTGTTATGAAATATGGACTTAGTTTGGCGAATTGTGTGGGTGTTATAGATTCTGGTTATCGAGGTGAAGTGAAAGCAGTATTTACAAAACTCGGTCTCGGCAACATTTATAATGTCAATGACAGGGTCTGTCAAATCATGTTTCACAGGCTACCTAATGTCTGTCTTGAACTTGTAAGCAGTCTTGATGAAGGAAACAATCGTGGAGGTGGCTTTGGCTCTACTGGTGTATGAAAAAGATTCACGTACAAGAAATCGGTGCAGTCATAGACGAATTTGACAAAAAGCTGTTGATTGTGGGCCAACCCAAAGGAGTTGGCCTCACAACAGAGCTTTGCCATTACTTTGCAAAGAAACTTTTCTTTGATGAAAGTTTTTCGTTATTCGTTGTCACAGGTGATATTCGGGATAAAATCTTTATCGCTGACACTATAACCAAATTTCTTTTCGATAATTATGGTTATGAAACATTTTTTAATTATGAAAAAAATGTTTTATATGTTTATAATAATTTCGTGGGGATTGTTATAGATAGTGAAATGGAGCAAGTGGTTGTAGATTCCGAAGGTAGTGATTTGAAACTGGATTGTGTTTATATTGACAAACATATAAACAATGACGTTATGAATTATTATCTTTTGGATTTTATTCCTTCTTCTTCTAAAATAGGGATTGTATCTACCTATGACACAGAAGATAGTATCTTTTATGTACCAGATACAGAACTTATAGAAAAAATTATTGTTCACTCGGAGCGGTCAAAAAAACAAATCAAATCTTTAAAAGACAAAGATTCTTACACGATTGGCTACGAAAAAATCATTAAAGGAGAGTTTGAAAATGAAAAAGATTAAATTTACAACAGACAGTTTGCTTTACAATTACGACTTGGATCAAGTGGTTGAAACAGTTAAGTATAGTGTAAAAAAAGAAAAGAATATGTTTCAGTTTGATACGAACTTTAACATGATTCATTTTTTCAATCATTTCATTGAAGTTGCTGAAGATACAAAGTCGTATGAAAAGGCACAAATTTTAAAAGATTTTTTGGATGCTATCGTCAGTGAATTACCAAAAAACTTAAAAGAGGTTGTTGATTTTTTTGTTGAAGAAGATATGCTTTCTATTGACGAAGGGGCTGAAGAAGTATTTTCGAGTACTACCCCAGAGGTAATAACTGCTTATTTATACCCTGCAACAAATCTTTTTATACAAGATGAATTTTTATTGAATTATGAAAAGAACCCACTTTTCAACAATCTCAAAAAAGAACTTGGGCTTTCTGATATGTCTGAAATAACTTACGCTATCATGTCAGAGATTTCCAAGAAACTAAAAGAAAAATATCCTCAAGGTTCTTATACTCAAGAAGACTTTGAACCCACAGAAGATGACCTTCTTCTTTTAAAAGTTTGCCCGAAGAATGTACAGGAAGCAGTTGATTATCTTGTCAAACTGGTAAGTGAAAATAGCAAGAATATTAATGTTGACTTTGACCAAAACGATTCAGTGGATGTATTCTCCTCCTATCTTTTTAGCAATGTTGGGTCAGTTTTGTTTTCCAGTTGGTATATGTTCTATAAGGACGCACCTTTGAGGATTTGGTTTAGGGAAAATAGACAGATTGATGACCCGCACTATATCGTCTATTATATTGTCAGAACATTCTCAAATTATCTCATCGCAAAAGAAGGCAAAATATGAACTACGAGTATCAAATCTTGAAAAACGCAAATATTTCAGACCCTGTTCTTTTGCAGGAGTATTTTGAAAATCTGAATGAATTTGCAGCAAACTCCCCTGATTTCGCCGTCCACCCCGACATCGAACAAACATTCAATAAAATCTATGAATATTTCAATAGCGTAGCGTATGAGTATGCTTCTCAAGAAGATAGATTGAATAAAATCGAAAACCTTCTTGTTTTTTACACTGGCAAGAAACTGAATATTTTTACAGAATATACAAAAACAGATATTGAAGTTGAGAAAAAAGATGTTCTCGGTCTTTTACTTTTTCATTTGATAGTCTTTGTGGCAGAAGAAAGAAAAATAACACCCAAAGAACTTCTTTTGACATTATATGAAAATACGTTCAAAGAATTTTTTGCGGACCTTATTTCTGGGGAGTTTGAATTGTTTTCTACAAAAAGTCAAACAGTCAGGATAAAAGCGTTGATTGATAATAGTTTATATAACATCAAGAAAGTCGGGCCGAATAAAGAATCAGTCTTTCTATTGATTTTTTACCTCATTGTACTCGACGCTTTTGAAAACTTTTTCTAAATAAAAATGGCCAGCAGAACTTAATCTGTTGGCCATATTTTTTTGGGGCCATTCCGCTTATTTCAAACCCTTGAGGGATTTTACTTCTGTGCGGAGAGTCTTTACCTCTTGTTGGACGTTGTTATGGTCGAACAGTTGCCAAACAGCGCCTGCAACGGACATAACGATACCGATACCAGCTTGTACCGTTTCGTTATCTTTCCAACCCAAACCTACTGCGATAGCACCTGCTACCATAAGGATTTGACGGAGAATGTCGAGTGTGAACCACTTCATAATTGATAAAAATGTTTTATATTTGTGTGAAATAAAAAATATTCACTATATAAATATGCTCTATTTTTATTCTACACGAAGTGCTGCATCAGAATATCAAAATAAGGTTAAAAAATCTTGTAAAACTGATGTAAGAATACATGAATTTATTAATGACGGACAATATTCTTTGACTGAAAGTTATAATAAGGCTTTGGATATGTGTTTGGACGGCGAAATATTGGTTCTTGCACATGATGATATTGTCCTCCCCTATGGTTGGGATGAAAAACTTATAAACATTTTTGAAACAACCGACTACGGTATCATTGGTGCGGCTGGTTCAGCCAGTATGAATAAGAGTGGGGTTTGGTGGGAAAACAGGGGTGATCTTGCGGGGATTGTTTCACATGAAAAAATGGATAATGGGAAACTTATCAAATATGATTCTTTCTTTTCCGACGACCATGATTTTGTTATGAATGTTTGTGTGGTGGACGGCGTTTTTATCGCATTGAAAAAAGACAGGATAAAAGCACGTTTCAACGAGAAGATAACAGGATTTCACTTTTACGATGTGAGCTTTAGCCTTGAGAACTTTTTAAATGGTGTGAAGGTTGGTGTAACAACTGCTTTCAAAGTCCATCATAAAAGTGTCGGCCCAATCACTCAATCTTGGCATAACAACAGAGCAATTTTCTTGCAGGAATATGGGGAAAATCTGCCAGCATCATGCACACCTGATTTATCCCATTTCGCCGTCCAACCAAAAGTCGACCTCAAACCAACTAACATAGGTGTTGTTATTCTTACTAAAGACAAAATAGACTATGTAAAAAAATGTGTATCTTCCCTTATAGAAAAAACAAATCCGATTTTAAATCTTGATATTGTTATAGGTGACACAGGCTCCTCTTCACAGTCATTGATTGAGTTAAGGGAATACATCTCATCTGTATCGAAAGAGAATGTAAAACTAAGGATATATAAACTCCCTTATTACAACTTCGCAAAGAACAATAACGATATTGTAAAAGATTGTTTTTCAGACCAAGAACTTTTGTTGTTCTGCAATAACGACATTGAACTGATAAACAATGCTTTGGACTTGATGGTATCGACATACCAAAAGAATAGAAAACATTGTGGAACCGTTGGTTGCAGACTTTTGTATCCTAATAACAGGGTCCAACACGCGGGTATCGTTATTTACGGGAAAAAAGCTGGTATTGTCGGTGTCACACACTTTGGTTTGAAAAGTTACTACTCTGGTAAAAGTAAAGTCACTGGAACTTTTGTTGGTAGCACAGGGGCATTCCTTTTGATGAAGAAAACAGAATTTGAAAAACTGAAAGGGTTTAATGAGCAGACAACCGAATGCTTTGAAGATGTCGTACTCAATATCGAATCTATTGCAGTCTTAAATAAAATCAATTACTATCAAGGGGACGCGGTTTGTTATCATTATGAATCTCTCACCAGAAATGAAGACCCAAAACAACTGGAAAGGCTGCAAGCTGATTTTAATAACGTCCTCGGCCCCAAGATTGAAAAATACAGAAACGCATTAAAAAAATTCATATTAATTACGCCATGAAAGTGTGTATAACGATTAATGATGTCCTTCGGAGGCATTATCAAACATTTAAGGAAGTCTATGAAACCTATCTGGAAGAAGAGCTTTCAGTGGAAGAAAACCCAGATTTGACATTCGGAGAGTTGAATGAAGATGGGGAAGTAATTGAAATTGAGAAAGTTAAAATCGAAAGAAAAATCTTAAATTTGGACGGTATTGTTGATCCAAGCTATTTGACAACAAATTTCGAATTTGAAAACGCTGAAGAATTTAACAGCTTTCTATATCAGCAAATGGCGTTTGAAATTTTTGCCAAAACAAATGCCACCTACAAAACAGTGTTTGACGACTTACATGAGTTGATTGCATTTTTTACATCTAAAAATATGGACGTTGATATTGTCTCTATGGAAAAAAGTAACAGTAAACCAGCGACCTTATTCTTTTTATCCAGAGAGAAATGTAAACCAACTTCAATCAAATTTGTGGATTCTTACGCCAAAATATGGAATGATTACCAAATAGTGATAACAGCGGAAAATTATTTAATCGAGAATAAAAGGGACAGGCGAAAACTTTTCAAAATCGAAACTGACACCAACAGACATTTGGAGCAAGGAATTGCTTGTAAAAATTTAAAAGATGTTTTAAACAAATTTAAAAAATGACCAATAAAGAAGTAATACAAAAACTTGAAGAACTTAAATCAGCGGTCGAAAACAAAAAAGGTAGATTATTCTTTTTCGTTTCCGATACTGCTGGAGCGCCTATGTCGTCTGTAGAACAGATATATAAAATGGCGGCGCTTATGCAGGACGAAGGTTATCCTGTCATTATAGTACATGAAAAAGACAAATTCGTGGGAGTTGAATCTTGGATGGGTGAGAGATATTCGTCTCTTAAACATATACCTCTTTCCGCGATGAATGAGAATACAGAGTATAAAATCACTGGTGCTGATACTTTCTTTGTACCAGAGCTTTTCTCTGACCTAATCAAAAAACTACATGAAACGAAGCTCCCTTCTGATACGGTCGTTATTTGTCAATCACATTCTTTTATTTTCAAGTACCTGAATGCTGGGGAGAACTGGAGTTATTATGGTGTGGATAATGTGATTACTACGTCTAATAAAATGAAAGTTTTCTTGCAGGAATACCAACCTGTAAAAAACATTTTTGTGGTAAACCCAGCAATCCCCTCTTATTTTTCGCCGTCCACATTCCCCCAAAAACCAATCATAAGTATTATCTCAAGATCACAAGATGACCTTGAAAGAGCTGTTAAATTGTTCTATCAAAAGTATCCTATGTATTCATGGATTACATTCAGGACACTTGGAGGTATGAAAAAAGAAGACTTTGCGGAGGCACTTAAAGAAACTTGTCTTTCTGTTTGGATTGATGATTTTGCTACATTCGGAACATTCCCTTTGGAATCAATGGCTTCTGGTGTCCCTTGTATAATGAAGATACCAGACCTTATTCCAGAATGGGCAGAGGTTTTCACCGAACAGGGTGCCAACCTTGCGGATAATGCAATCTATGTTTCAAATGTTTTGGGTCTGCCAGATTACATTGCGAAGTTTATGGAGGCTTGGCTTTTGGGTGATGTGCCACAAAATCTCTATGACAGTATGCAGGCCACTCCGACCTTCTACACTGAAGATAATTTTGTCACCCAAACAAAAAATGCTTTCAGTGGAATATTTGAAAGTAAAATTTCAAAAATTGATAACACAATAAAAAAATATCAAGATGAAGAATAAAAATTCAGAATTTCTGACTATATTAGTACCTATTCATGCTTTGGATATAGACCGAAAGTATATCACAAATATGTTTGAGTCTCTTTCCAAACAAAAAGACAATGATTTTAACATCCTTGTTGCTACCTTTGAGGATTTGAAGGAACAAATCAATAATATGAACATTTATGATTTGAATATCTCTTTTGTTGACCTCCCAGAGGAAATCCGAAATATCCCTCTACCAAATTATACGGAGATTGTTAATTTCGCCGTCCACTCCATCGAAACAAAACTTTTCAGCATTGTACAATACGATGATGTATTGAATGAGAATTATGTAGAGCTGGTGAAGAGGTATAATATCTCTTATCCATCTGTTTCAGTATTCATACCTATCAGTCTTGATTTCGACGGTGAATCTTTTGTCCGTATGTGTAATGAGGCAGTTTGGAATCTGAATTACACAGAAAAACAAGGGTACTTCGATTTCGAATCCCTAAGAAATTTGATGACAGCTTCTTTTGTCGGCGCTGTTTACAACACGGATCTTTTCGTGAAAAATGTCGGCTTTAAGCACAGTATCAAAAAATATTTTGAATTTGAATTTTTTCTCCGATTATTATACCAACAAGCAGAGGTTATGGTAATTCCACATTTCATTATTCGCCATACTGTAAATAGGGAAGGTTCCATTTCGAGCATTAATTCCGCTCTTCCAGTTCTTGAACAACGCTTTTATCAGGATGTTGCCAAGAAAGAATATTATTTTACGGAAGACCGTAAATTACTTTATGAAGAGCAGGCCCAAGGTTAAAAAAACCTGCTCTTCATTTAACTTTTAATCTATGGCAAAAAGAGGTAGAAAATCAAAAAATGAGAAACAAGATGAAAATGTAAAAACATCTGAATATTTTTCAAATGAGCAAGAAGAAGCAGTTGTTAGATATTTGACAGCGGCCAGTGAAGCAGAAAGGAACGAGATATATAATCAATACCTGAAATTTCCTTTAGAGAAGATGACTGAATCTATCATCAACAGGTATAAATTATATAGCGCGAAAATGTCTTATAAAGAATTGTTTGACGATACTTTATCTTTTTTGCACATGAAAATCTCAATGTTCGACCCAAGTAGAGGAAAAAAATCATTTTCTTACTTTGGTACGATTATAAAACGGAGATTACAAAATAACAGGAAAAAAGAGACGAAAGATAAAAAGAAAGTAGTCTTATACGAAGACGTTTACAAAAGCATTACTCAAGGGGATGATATAGAAGAGAAAGAATACTCTGAAGATAATCTCCTGCATGAATTTTTTAAAATAATCGTGGATGAAATACAAGACCTTTTATTGGAAGATAATATTTTAAAATACGGTCTAAAGGATTCAGATGTTAAGGTCGGCGTAGCGATATTGGAAATAACCCAGAATTGGGAACGAATTTACGTTGACGATACTAAAAAGTATAACAAGAACTTCGTCCTTGAATGTATCAGAAACATGACGCTTTTAAATACGACACAAATAGGCCAAAGTCTGAAATTCTACAAAGAATTTTATGTCGCAAGGAAACAAAATTATTTGAGTGACCTTGAAGATGACTTTTGAATATTTATAAATAAAAAACAAGAAAATGAAATCCAAAATACCTGCGTCGTTGGACGGCGTTTTAGAAAAAATTCAGACAACTTTTATTGACCTTGAACGTCAGGAAAAAAGGGCACTTTCATTTATCCGTAAAAGAGAAGATGAAATAACCGAAAGACGACAAGTCGAAGGGGAAGAAGATACTGTCAGGACATTGAAGGAAACAGAGATTTTGGACGCTCTTAACAATAAAGCACTTGACATTATCAACACCAATAACAAACTCAAAATCGAACTGGTAAAGTTCTATGGTACGACTATAATGTCACAAAGAACTGCTGTGGAAGATGTTTCGGAAAATGAAACATCGGATGATGTAATTTTGACAGAAAAAGATTTGGAGTTCTTGAGAGGACAAGCACTGAAAAACAATTTACTTTTAAATGCCGATTGACCCCAAACAAATTTTATTGGGTAAAATTGAGGGGTTGAAGATTACAAACGAGGCTTTCACTAATATCTCGTTTACTAATTCTCTCCCCTCAATTTCTAAACCGAGGAATAGTTTAGAGTTTACTCTGGATTTATTCAGGATTTTCTTTGGGGGGCAAAAGGTTAAAGATGAATTTAAACTTTTTCTTTTAACTGAATTAAAGTCTTTATCTGCGGATTTGATTTCATATTTCAAACAGAATATTGTCGATTATATATTCTGTTCTGTCGACGTTGAAATACCTGATGAGTTTTTTACAGGAGTTAGTTTTAGTGTCAAAGAAATTGATTTTTTTGAAGTCTTGAAGATTGACCCAGATAGTGAACTCGGAAAGTTTTATTATGAAGACTATGAAAACAACCTGAATAAATTGCTTTATCAGGCAATCAATAATCCAGGTGTTGAGTATAATTGGAACGATATTCTTTTGGTTAGTTATTCCAATCAAAATTTCTACATAAAACTGGACCCAAGTTTTCAGGGAAAAACTGTTTATGATTTTGTCAATGCTTATTTCAGCAAAGTTCAATTTTTCAATGATGTTACAATTATCTCTGATTTTGTCGATGGTATTTTTGGTACGCTAAGTTCTTTAGCTTCAAATGCGATTTCAAAAAGAGGATTGAAAAATAGAGAGCAATTTAATATCCTTCTTGATAAAATATTCGATGATGTTACGGTAGATGATTCTTTTTATAGTTTCGACGATGAAGAAATTGAAAGAAGAATTAAACAAAAGAAAGAAGGTTATTTTGAATATGTTGACTGTGAATTAAGTTATGTAAAATACGATTATAACCTCTTGCAAGGCTTTGTTGACGACCTCGTAAATGTCAGCCAGTATAACGAAGATATTTATAATGTCAATTTCGATTACCTGATAAACCAGACCTCCCCAACAGTTTCGCCGTCCGACAAAGGCTCTTATCAAAATAATATATTCTTGGAGTTTTTCAGGAATATAACCAAGTCAATAACTTTAAAATTATTTTCACCCAAACAAATCTTGTTTATAAAGTTGTTTAGGAAAATGGTTAAGAAAGTTGATGTGGATGTCAGCTTTGTTGGGTTTTTCAAAGAACATAAGAACTTTATATTCGATATAGTAAAAAAACATATTCTGGGTGCAGTTGTCAGATATTTGGTCACGATTATCACAAGGGAGTTGACAAAGTTGATTGCAGAAAGTAATATAAAAAAGCAACAGGAACAATTAAAGTTGTATGTTTTACAAATAACCTCCTTGGCTGGATTTATCAGATGAACGAAGATTTAACGAACATAGAAACCCTCATAAGTTTCCTAAACTCGATTTTGGATGGTGGCAGCAGTCGTCCACCCAATATCCCTTCTCCCCTTATATTGATTGGCAGTGAAAACAAAAAAGGGTTATCTGCAAGAGATATTACCAAGGAGATAATAATTAAAAGTCAAAAAGTTGGTGTTCCAATCGGACCATTACCTGATGGCACGGAATCTATAATGGAAAAAATGATATACACTATTGTAGAGACAGTCGTCGAACATATAATACAAAACGCAAAAGTGACTGTGGTTATACCCCCAGGTGTTCCTGTAACAGTAACAGGTCTTGCTGGAGGTGTTTTGCCTGTTGTGGGTCAAGGTGTTACATCTAATTACGCAACGGGAAAAGGCATTATTCAATAAATTAACATGAGATTAATCGGAACTGAATATGGCAGTAGTAAATTTGAAAAACCTTATTCCAAAGTCATTTGGGAGGGTGAGGTTGTTAGTGTGTTGGACGGCGAAGAAAATGGGGTTATCAAGGTCAGGATTCCTGAATTGGATAAAACAGTGTCGAATGATGATTTACCTGTTTGCGTACCGCTTTTTAGTTTCTCTTTTTTTAGGGCTTTGCCGAAGGTTGGAGAAAGGGTCACGGTGATGTTCAGGAACATATACACCAGCCTTGATTCAAATACCAAAGATTTGAGGTATTGGGTAAGTGTTGTTCATTCTAATATATACAATGTCGATTATCAACCGTTTGCTCTTGAAAGCAATTCACATTATCCTGACGGGGCAATAAAGGCTCCGAAAAAAACTTCTGTCATACCTGCATCTAAAGGCGTGTACGCCTCCAAAGAAGATATTTCTATTAACAGCAGGAATAATAGCAGTATATTTTTGAAAGCCAACCAATTGCTTTTTAGAGTAGGATCACATGAAAATGATAAACCGTTAACCTTTAACAAGGTCAACCCAGCTTATATTACTTTAAAGTTTCCAGTAGAGTCTGAAAAAAAGGCAACTGTAAAAACAAAGTTGGCCCCTGTTTTTATCGCCCCGAAGACACAGTTTATTGTCTCTTTTTTGGCAGATACCAAGGCTACAATACAGATAAAAGATAAGGAGAAAAATAAAATCATTTCCACTCAAATCTACAATAAACCTACGAAAAGTGAATTGACCGCGCAGTTAAAATCTGAATTGCTTGGTCTTCAAAATGTCTATGTTTATTGGGAATTGGTGTACACTGATTCTTCTTTAAATGGCCTGCCAAAGATTTATTCAAATGAGACAACCAATGTGAGTACAGAGGTGACGGAGTTGACTCAAAAAACTTTGAATTTTTCTACCTCTTTAATGGCAGCAGATAAAATATTTTTGGTAAGCCATTTAAATAAAGAGTTTAATGTTAAAAAACAACCTGATTTGGTTGATGATGCCGATTTCTTGAATCTTGCTGATAAAGCACATCCTGTCCCTTATGGAGACAGATTAATTGAATTTCTTGATGTTTTACGTCAAGTTGTTTCAAGTCACGTCCATCCTTACCCTGGCATGAGGGCAGTTCCAGATGACCAAATGTTAAAACTTTTGAATTTTGATTTACAAAGGCTGTTAAATAAAAATGTCCTTACTGGTTAAAAAGCCGTTTGGGAATAGACATTTTTGTGGGCCAATTCGGGTTATTCAGCTCTACCAGCATAATAACATCTTTTCTGCCTTTCCTTTGATATGGTTGATATAACTCTACTTTTGTTGCATCTTCCAGAAAAAGAATCGGTTTTGGATTTCCAAACGAATCTACTTCATTGATTTTGTATAAATTCTGTGTATCAATTCTGCTTTTCACCAACCAATCTGCTAACCCCTCCATCAAGAAGAAATCTATATCTTCTTTACATATAGACCCTAAACCACCATTAACATTCCTGTACTCTATCCATGTTTTAAAATAATTTGGCATACTATCGCCGCGCCTAATTTTTTTTGCTTTTTTTACGTCAAAATTAAATGTGAGTTTCAAATCAATCCCTCTAAAATCTTCGTCTCTGGTTCCAGCGATGAATCTTCCAAACGTGTTGATAATTTTTTGTTCGGCTTCTTTTCCAGCCATTAAAAAGTCTTCGTAACGAAAATTGCTCATAGTTTTAAAATTTTAGCTGCAAAGATAATGTTGTGGAGATTAAAAAACAAAATAAAATCCGATTTTTATATAAAATATTTATAGATTAAATTCTGAAATGGAAAAAAAGATAAATTATTATAGCCGTGACTTCCGTTCAATTCGCAGTGAATTGATTAACTTCGTTAAAGCCAATTACCCTGATTACTATGTCGACTTTAATGATGCAAGCATTGGTATGATGCTTTTGGAGTTGAACGCTGCGGTTGGAGATATGTTGTCTTTTAATACTGACAGGGTTTTTCAAGAAACACAAATTGATTATGCACAAGAACGAAGGTCATTATATGCGATTGCGAGAACTTATGGGTTAAAAATTCCATCCAAATCGCCGTCCATCACAATATGTGATTTTTCTGTGGATGTCCCAGTGCTTGGTGATAGTTTTGATATTTCATATTGTCCTTTGATTGTAAGGGGCGCACAAATTTCTGGGGGTGGATTGCTTTTTGAATCATTGAACGATATAGACTTTTCTTCTGCTTATTCACAAAGTGGCGTTCCAAACAGAACAATTATTCCGAATATTGATAACACTGGCACTATTTTATCATATACTATCACGAAAAGGGAATTGGTAGTCAATGGTGTTACAAAATATTTTAAAAAGGTTGTTACACCAGAAGAGGTAAAACCATTTTTGGAAATTGTTTTACCCGACAACGACGTATTAAGTGTTGACAGTATTATCAGTTTGGATGGCACGAACTACAATCAGTTCCCTACCATCCTTGAATGGACTGACCCAGCCAATCTTTGGTATGAAGTAGATTCCCTTGCAGAAAAGGAAGTCTTTATGGCTAAACCTCAAATGATGACAGATAATGATTCCATTATGGTCGGCAAATGGGAGAAGGTCTACAAAAAGTTTATGACTGAATATACAGACAAAGGTTTCTGTATTGTCCGTTTTGGAAACGGTGTCGAGGACACATCTTTTTTTAGTGATTATGTTTCAGACACGGATTTGCTATTTGAACAGTTAGATAATAAAATCAACAATCTTAGTTTAGGTCAAATTCCGAGGTCGAACACTACACTTTTTATCAAGTATCGAACAGGCGGTGGGCTTAGAACGAACGCTGGTGCAAACATATTGACAAGTGTTAATACGGTCAATATTATCGTCATGGGAACCAACGCTACCAAGAATAATCAAGTAAAAGGTTCTTTGAGAGTAAATAACCCACTACCAGCACTCGGTGGCAGAGACGAACTTTCGATACCAGAACTTAGAAACCTTGTCAAATATAATTTCGCTTCTCAAAACAGATGTATAACTCTTCAGGATTATTACAGTAGGGTTAGCCTGATGGCTGGCAACTACGGTTCTCCCTATCGCACATCTGTTGCAAAGAATGATAATAAAATCGAAATAGTTATTTGCGGTGTTGACCAAAACTCAAAACTGACAAACAACTCTACCAGTACATTAAAAACAAACATAGCAGAATATCTTTCAAAATTTAAAAGTATCAATGATTACATATTGGTTCGTGATGGAAAAATTATTAACGTGGGAGTTGAAGCTACCCTCTATATTAACAAACTTTCTGACAGGGTTGAAATTCTTAAATCCGCCGTCCAACAAATAACAGACTTCTTCAATGAGCAAATGTATTTTGGAAACAACATCTACATGGCCAGCTTGATTGAGTCATTAAATAATATCGGCAACGTATTAAACGTAACCCAAATAAAGATATTCAACAAGGTCGGTGGAAATTATTCAGTCAATCAAACAACCATGCCTTTTATTGATGCTTCGACAAAACAAATTGATACCAGCGCACATCAAACAATTTTTGTTGCTTATGATGAAATCTACGAAATTAAAAACCCGAATGTTGATATAAAAATCAATTTTGTTTTCTAAAAAAAACAACATATTCATATATTTGATTGATGGAAAAATCTATACGGGTCAAAGCAGACCTTACCAGTAATAGTGCAAATCTTGTAATTAATCTACCCCAAAAATTTGATTTCTTGGAGGTTTTGTCTTTGAAGTTTACTTCCGATGAGGTTTATCGGCTTCATAATGCCAATTATGGTGTCTTGGTCGGCAGGGTTTCTACGAACGGTGGTTATGGTATTCCCAATGCAAAAGTCTCTGTTTTTATCCCGATTAGTGATGAAGATAAAGACGATGTGTTTTTGACTTCATATTATAATTTCAAAACACCTTTTGATAAAAACAAAGACGGAGTTCGATATAATCTATTACCGAAAGACAAACAGTTTAATTGCCATGTTCCAGTAGGCACATTTCCAGATAAACATGAATTGTTGGACAACGATGTTTGGATAGAAGTTTATGAGAAATATTATAAATATAATGCCATTACTAACGGTAGTGGAGATTATATGATCGTGGGTATTCCTGTCGGTTCACAACAGGTTCACATGGATGTCGATTTGAGTGATGTGGGATTTGTTTCTTTAAAACCCTATGATTTGATTGCCCAAGGTTCGCCGTCCAACTACTTCGACTCCAACAACAAATTCAAGTATTCAAAAGACCTCGACACATTACCTCATATTCAAAGTTCAAATCAAGCAGTAGAAGTAATACCTTTTTGGGGTGACAGTGCTATTACTACTGTGGGTATTACCCAATTGAATTTCAATCTGCCAATTAATCTCACACCACACGCAATATTTTTTGGTTCTCTTTTCACTGATTCAAATGGTAAACAAGTAACCAAAAAATGCAAGCCTTCAAATGAAATGGGGGATAATTGCAGTTTAAAACCTTCAAGTGGAAGTATTGAGATGGTGCGAAAAGCATCTGATTATTTTGAAGGTCTTGAATATCTGCCACTGGATGCACCGATTGACAACGAAGGTAATTTCAATGTCTTGATTCCTATGAATTTGAGGCGAATGGTCACGACTGAAGATGGAGAATTGGTTTTAAGTTCGGATCCGAATGTTGGAATACCTACCAGAGCAAATGCCAGATTTAGAATCAATTCAGAAAATTTTAATTACAGTTTCTTTAAAGGCACGACAAGAACGGGTAGCTTCTTGATTCCGAACTTATATAACGACTTTAATTTCGGAGCAGAAACAAAAGAAAGAGATTTGTTCGAACTGGAATGGAAGAAGCTATATACCGTCTCTCAATATATACCGAGGTACAGCAAGGCTTCAGATGAAGATGATGCCAATTTTATCGGAATCAAAGATGTGCGGACTTGTGAAGGAGCATATAGTTTCCCATATAACAGAATCTATACGTTTTCCCCTCTGAATTTTGCAGCGATTGCATCGTTTGTTCGTGGACCGTCCTTTGCACTTTTATTTTTATTTGTCATTATAAATGTTTTAATAACTATTATAGCGACGATAGCAAAGGCTTTAAACTTGATAGCAAACCTTATTGGTGGGGAAATAACGCTGCCATGTGGTGAAGAGAAACTGGAGCCGAAGGTTTGGGAAGATTGTATAAGAAACCAGTTGGTTGAAGCCCTTGGATTGGTTAAATACCAATTCTACAATGATTGGGTTTCTGGTGCGCTTTATGCACCGACCTTTAACTATAAAGTCCGATTTAAAAACGGTCAGAAGGAATGGGAAAGATATTGTGACTACGATTGCAGACCAAATGGTCAGGCACCTGCCAATAAATTGAACGACAAGAACAGGTGTTACAAGTCCTATATCATGGAGAATAAACAGTTTAAGAAAACTGATGGGGGCAAAATAAAGAATGTAAACAAAGGT